GAACCCCGCTGCCGCAATCTGGTAGCCCTCCTGCGTCAGTCGGTTCAGAAGCTCTTTCGAGCGTTCTTCAATCCACTTCGGGTATTCTTCAAGGGCGGTCAACAGTTCGGCGATACCGTCACCATTCAGGCCAATCTTAAACTTCCGCTTCACGATACCGTCACCTTACTAATGGCGATTGCCACGCTGTTCAGGGACTTCGCTACACGGCGCACCGTGTAATCGAAGAGGGGGTTGCCCTCTTTGTCGTACTCCGGCATCTTATCAACGAACAGAACGGTATGCTCGTCAATCGGGCAAGACAGATCGTCCGTTACGATCACCTTGTCATAGGTGATGAAGTTTCCGAACTGCTCCACCTGAGCGTAGCCGGTAGCGGCAGAGATATTGGCTTTCATGGCAACGGCGGCTTCATAGCCCACCTTGTGTTCACCGGTTTCATTGCCCTCCGCATCCCTGATCGGGTCGGAGTTGATGTACAAACAGTAGTGAAACTCCTGTTTATTCCTCTCCATGATCTTCATACCGACCCCTCCTTAAATGACGGCGGCGCAGGGAACAACCTCTCGCATCAGGGAGGGCGGTACATCTCCGTCCTCGTAAGAACGGCTGATACCATTCTCGCTGTGAGCGGTTTCACCCTCAGCGCCACGCTTATTCAGCAGATAGGCCGCAACCTCCAACTGTGTGTAGTGATACTTCACAGGAACTTCGGTTTGCGTGTCATCGTAGGGGTAGGCTTTGCGGAGGATTTTTTGACCGGCGATTTCAAGGTAGGTGGAAAGCACTTCCTCGGCCTGTTCGCCGGTCATAGCTTTCAGCTTGGTCAGCATATCAGCGTTGGTCATGAGTTCCACCTACCTTTCATTCGGGGTTAATTAGCCCTCAGCGGCAGCGGCAACGCCGATCTCGGAAGCGTTAGCCACATAAACGCTACGGCTGTAAGTGGGCTTGGTGAACTCGGTAGAAATACCGGTGAACTTACCGTGATACCACTCAGGGCCGTGGTCGAGGCCGATCTGACCGAAGAGCTGATACTTCTCACCAGCACCGACCTTAGCCAACTGCTCAAGGAAGAAGTTGCCCTTGCCGGGAACAGGCTGGAACACAGGAGCCAGAACGCTCAGGTTCAGCAGCATAGCAGTACCGGCAGGAAGGTACTCGCCGAGCATCAGGTAGACTTCGCCGATGGGAGTAACCACCTTGGACAGAGCGATACCGTTGATGTTACGAGCGTTGGGAATAACAGTCAGACCATTCTGAACAGCGTCAGCGTTGATCTGGAACAGGGTCACAGCGTCACACCACAGGCACAGGTCTTCATGGGGAGCGTGCTGACCATAAACACCACGAACCATGTCGGCAATATCCCACAGGCCGAGAGCCTTGTTGTCCATAGCCATGACATTGGTAGTGATTGCGGTAACAAGACCACGAGTCTTGTTGGGAGTGGAGTCATTGGTAGCCTTCTGGTACACACCGTTGATGAAGGTGTACTCAATATCGTTGTTGATCTTGATGATCTTCTGAGCTACCTGAAAATCCAGCTCGTTGATGGGATTAGCCTGCTGATTGGCGACATTCAGGCCGGACATAGTACCCATGTTGCTCTGCTTACCGTAAGAAATGCCAACAGACTCCTGAAAGATCTGAGTCACATTGGTCTTCTGCTCACGAGTCACAACGGTAGCTTCGGGAGCAGTCAGAGAAGCGGTTTCGCTGATCGCAGGCTGAGAACCGCCAGCGGAGGTGTACTCCTGACCGGTTACGAACTCAACATGATTGGTGATCTTAGCACGACCGCCGATGATGGTGGACAGAGGGGTGCGAGTGTTGCCCTTGTTAAAGAGCATACCGGAGTAATTCAGAACTCCGAAGCTGGTAGCAATCTGATCTGCCATTTTACATATCTCCTTTACTGATTATTGCCCTGAGCTTCTTCCTGAGCTTTCAGGCGGGTGTAATATGCCGCGGCGGACATATTGCCGCTCTGCTGTGCTTCCTCGATCTTCTTGTCATAGTCGATCTCGGTGGAGCCGGAACCAGCAGCGGGCTTGGGGGTCTTTTTGAGAGCGTCTGCTTTGACGGTTTTTGCATATTCGTCAAGGAATTTCTGCTGATTGACAAAGACCTTGGCGGTATCGCCGTCAGCCAAAGCCTGAGCAGTATCCTCAGCCAGAGCTTCGGAATACCCCTGAGCAATGAACTTGGCCTTGTACTCGGAAACGGTCTTGCCCTTGCGAAGATCGTTCAATTCCTTTTCCATCTGAGCAAAGCGCTCGGCTTCTTCCTGCTTCTTCTTCTCGTCTTCGGAGAGAAGAGCATTGTGCTTCTTGCGCCACTCAGCAGCTTCGGAATTAGACTTGGAAAGAGCGTTCTTGGTCTTTTCCAGTTCGGCAGCGTTGTCCTCGTACTCGAAACCCTCCAAAGCGGCGAGCTTCTGTTCGGGGGTCATCTTGTCATAACCCTCAATTTTGGTAGTGTCGATCTTTGCCATAGAAATTACCTCCTGCGTTTTCTTCGGGTGTTCACTCACCGCTGTTTTCTGTTTTTGGTGGGGTTTTCTCCCCTTTGCGATTAAGGTCTTCCCTGACCATGATGGCGGCTTCGGTAGGACTCGAACCCACGACCCTCTGCTTAACAGGCAGATGCTCTACCAACTGAGCTACAAAACCATAAACAAAAAAAACGGACTAACCCTCTGGTTTCCCAAAAGGTTAGTCCGTAATGACTGTCATCGTTATCTCTATATAACGACCTCACATTTTTTCTTGTTGCTGACCGCCCATACGATCAGCTTGCCATTGCGAATGGCGACCTCGGCTTCCTTGCCGGATTTCAAAATCTCTTCGATCTCCCTGACAATCGCAGGGGGAAGAGTCACATTCGGAGTCATAGAACCACGCCTTTCTAAATCCGCACAGTATAGCACCGGCAGTTGGGGTGAGGTTTAGGAGGAACGGCATCAGCCGGATACACATTGCCGTCCAAACCATCACAATAATCACAAGTCTTGAGATCATGTTCGGATACCCACATCACGAACTCAATACCATCATCTTCTCGTGCCTGTGCCAGAGCCGCATCAGCCACTTCAACAGCGAACCAACCGGTCATCTGTGTCCAGTACCGCATTGCGGTATCGAACTCGGCAGGAGAACCACCGGTAGCCAACAGCGCTTCCATCAGACGGTCACGCTTTCGCACTATCTCGGAGTCGTAGGAGTATTTCATCACTCGGCTCGGCGTGGACAAAACATCGGAAAGCCACCAATCCACCAACACCTCGTCCCCATGAGGTTCCGAGTCGTAATAGTGGTCTGCGATCTGCTGAAACATTTGGCGGTTGACCTCTTCCAGTTTACGGTAGAGTTCCTGCACATTCGACACCACATTCAGTTCATCGAAAGGCATTACCCGATATTCCTGAAAGAGTCGATATATCTCCCTGACTACCTTCTTGAGTTGTTGGTCAAGGTACTTATACATCAGCCCTCACCGCCATCTTCTTTCTTAGCCTTAGGCTTTTTGTTGCCCTTATCATCGCCACCCTCGTCATCGTCATCATGAACACCGGCGAGTTTTTCCATCTGAGCGAGAGTCTTAGCTTCCTGCTCTTCGGCATAATCACGACTCATGGCGTATGCGATTTGCGGGTCAGAGAACATACCACAATGGGTAAAGGCCAGAATAGGAGCGATCTTGTTGTTATTCAGCATGGAAGTAAGCACATTGGCCTTTTCCTGAATATTCTCGTAGTTCCGGCGAGTGAAGCGGATTTCCACTTGGGACAGCTTCAAATTAAGGTTTGCCAGATCACGGCAAATGCGAAGCGTCAGTTTCAGGAACTCTTTTTCAGACTGTTTGAAAATGAGTTCGCTGTCCTTGGCTCTCGCTTCGGCAGCAGACCAACCGTCACGCATGATGACAGCGGAGCCGGTGTCGCTGGTGGAAGAACCACCGTTGCGGTTCGGCATACCACAAATCGTCAAGATCGTATCGTAGAGATGGTCGATCAGAGTTTGGGTCTGTGTCTGGTTCATTTCCTCAACCAGATACTTGATCTCGGCCTTGAGCTGCGGGTCAATGTCCTTGAACTTGATTGCGCCGTCCTGACGGAGCTTGGTGTAATCGTCAGCGGAAATATCGACATTGTGGAAGAGCATGAGCGCCTGAATGAACTGCTCAACACCGTCAAGACGGTTACTGTCCACATTATTGATAGCGTCCAACAGAGGAAGCACCACTTCAAAAGCGCCGAGTCGAGCATTGTTCAAAGGATACTCCACAATAGGGATACCCAAAATCTGATCTTCGTCTTTGATGATTTCAAAATTCTCGATCTCGTAATAGTGGTCGCTCGTATATACGCTGAACACACGAGTGGCCTTTTCCTTCTCGATGTACTTGACACCCATCAAGGGAGGTTCACCAAGAGAGTTCTGATACACCACGAAAGAGAACCGAGGGTCGAGAGTGTACATCTCGAAAGGAGCTTC